CTAATAAGATCTTTTCTTCAAGTAATACATAGCAAGATTTAAATGCAAAATTACTATTCCGTTTACTTCTTGGTAAGTAATCTTCATTAGGTTCTACGGCATGAATTACTGTAAATTCTTTTAGTGGTTCTTTAAGTGCAAGTTCTCTTAATTTATCAGGAAGTACGTCTGCATACAACTGAAGAAGTTGTCTTGCTTGAAGTTTATACTTTCGATATAGAACATCTACAATGCCATCAGCATTTTCTGAGACGTAACAATCAGCTAAATGAAAAGTTCTAAACTGAATTGGTTTACCTAAACGATCTTCAATATAAAACACGCCTGTACCATAAGAACCGAGATCCAAGTACAACTCATGAATAGACGTGGTAAAGTTTGTAGCAGCCGAGTTAAAAGCCTCGTCAAACATAATATTGATTACAGTTTGAATGTAATCTCTTGTACTTTGAGTCGGAGTAACTCCTGGAACGCGAAGACCAAACCAACGTTCGGTTGCATTAGTTAAATGACCATGTAATCCTGCTGCTAGATGCTCATTTGCTAAAGGTGCAGTTGAATCAAAAACTTTATCAAATCTATTTCTTGATCCACGATACTGCTGAGTAGCAAAATCACCGCGTCTTGGATTTACAAAATCTGTACAATCTTGCCACAGATTTTCCCATGGACTACGGAAGCTGGCAAGTTGGTCATGCCGCTTGATTACGTGATCTACTAATGCTTTCATATTAGCCGCCTGTTCGTTCGCTATAAGAACCTAAGAGTCGTTTGCGTCGAATTGTTGGTTGAGCCACAGGAGCAGAACCAGGAGTAGCGGCTCCGGCTAGGATAGTAGAAGCTCTACCTTTTTTAGAAGCTTCTGTTTTAGCCATCGAGGCTACTGCCGCTGCTGCGTCTTCAGGTTTTGGAGTTTCCGGAATGTCAGGGATTGCCGGCATGTCTGGAATGTCAGGCATTAATGACTTAACTGGGTCCACTACTACTTTTTTAGTTGCGCTAACAACTGGATCTACAACAACCTTTTTACCAATATCTACTGCTTGTTTGACTGGCCCGCCCATCTCTATCTCCTTTTACTAAAGACTTGCCCAATTGTTTGATAACCTAATCGTTCATAGAGTCCTTGTACAAGTTTTTGATTAATGTTTGTCGAAGACATGGGTAGCACTTCAACAACGCCATTTTTAAAACTCCACTTTTCAAACTCTTTAATCAAGGCCGATGCTGCTAGACCTCCACGTTTTTCTGGCCTGATGTAGAAAAGATAATCAACAGAGACCAGAGCATTTCCGAAATAATAATCTATTATCTCGCCAACGTACATCCCATATATACCAGTTTTATCATCTTCTGCAATTTTCAGAAATTTTGTGGCTGGTTGATCGATAAATGCAATCCCAAAATTAGCACTCTTAACCGGATCAAACTCGGTATCTCGATAACAAGACTCCTCATGAAACAATCGACCCAGGTCTACCAAGGCGGGTATATCATCAAGAGTCGCATCTCTAATACGCATTAAAGATACTGTATTCGGCTTCAGCTGTTCTTGGTAAATTAATATTTCGTCTGTTAATACGGTCTCTGATTCCGAGAGCCAAGTAGCGCATAGCATCTGCTGGGTGACTTGTCCAGTCGTGCATTGGCTTATCTCTAAAGACCTTGTTCTTGTCGTCAAAGTCCTTACGATACTGACGTAGAGCTTCGATCAAGTGAGCCGTCTTGGTCTCGTCGAAATAGCATCTAGGCAAGACAGACCTAACGGCTTCAATGCCGTCGTCAATCCGTAGATTAGCTACTATCCTAAACTTGACCCCTAGTTCTCTAGCTACTTCAATCCTACTCTTGCCAGTCGAAAAGTCTCTAACCTGAATATCATGCGGGGCAAAGTGGTCTCCGTAAACATATTCCTTTTCCCGAAGGATTTTCACGTAGTGAGGTAGACCCTCCCCTGAGTTTTCATAATAGTCGATAAGCCGGATCTCGTTTCCAGACATTTGAAAGAAAACGATAGAAGTTGAATCCCCAACTCCTAAGTCCCAGGCTGTGTGGACTTCTAACACTGGATCGTAAGGGATTTTACCCAAGTGTCCGTCCGCCAACAACCTAGCCATGGCATTGCCATAGTAGCTTCCAACGAGGGGGGCGTCGAAAGAACAGTAAAACTCTTGTTGAATCATTTCTTCTGGCATACCAGAAGCACGTTCTTCGTCTACAGCTTCGATAGGTATTGCTCTAGTATCTTCAACTGTTAAGACTTGCTGGAACCAAGATTCGTTTTTCTTGGCCATGTTAAGTAAGTCATAGCCATGGTTTCGTCCACGAGCTGTATAGATAAACAGGGCCCAACCGCCGTTTTCAGCTAGAATTGGCCGAATATAGTTCCAGGCCCGAGGATCTTGAAGCGAGTACTCTGAGAAGACAACTCCCACAGGGTTTGCACCGACCAGACGATCGACGTTATCAGTACCAACAACCTGGTAAATGGAGCCATTCTTTAATGTCAACCGCATCTCAGTGTTATTGACTGCTTCCCACATCTCTTTGGGAAAGTGTTCTAGGAACTTGCGACCATCTCTAGTCATGCCGTCCCAAGCAATCTTACGACCCTGATTATAAGTTGGAAACAAATGCCAATAAAGACCAGGGCGAGTAAGGGCTGAGACAGCGCACCAATTGATACTTGACAAGTCTTTACCGGCTCGTCGGTGCCATACTGCTACAGCTCGTTTACCGCCACCTTCTAAAAACTTCCAAAGAGGTAATTGATATGGCCTTGGCTGCCAATCAATTGGAACCTTAATCGTCGACATCTATAGCGTCTTCGCTAAACCTTAGAACTTGAATGTTATAGTTACCGTCGATCGTTGAAGTCATATCGACAGCTTTGCGCTTTGGTGCAACATACTGTGCTAATTCCTTATAGCACTGAAACTTTAATTCAGGAGACGTGGTCGGGTCGGCTGAGATCATTGCCATACCCTCAATAGGATCACAATCAAGTTCCTCTAACCGATCCTGAATCTCTTGTGTTCTCTTGTTCTTAGCGCCTTTGGGCCTTCCAGCCCCGGGGCGATTACCACCTGCAGTTGACATAGCACCTCCGTAATACGGATCCTATACGATCTACTTAAGATTGTACACTTTTATTTTCCTTATAGTGCAAGATTCGATGACAATTAGCACAGAGGGGGATACATTTTTTTAATTCATCATAAGCCGCTGCAAACTGACCTCGGCGAATCAGGAAGTTGATAGCCCTATGTGTCTCGTCTCTAACGACGTGATGAAAGTCGATAGCAGCCGGGTGACTAAAACCACAGTGAGCACAGGCTACCTTACTCTTAAATAGCTTCCAGCGACTCAGATGTTTAATCCTAGTCCGCTTAGCCGTCTCTCGATGCTTCTCTTTGTTACGCTGGTACCACGCGTCTGAACAAGCTTTTTGATCTTCCTTATTCTTATACGGCACTACTCTTGTTGTTCTAAAAAGACCGTCTCAAGATGCATTGCTTGTCGTTCACGCATTACCCACTCATTGTAAGTCTTAGCATTACCGTGCTTTCGCCATTGACAATCGTGCACCAGTTCATGAACCAGTACATGATCTTTATACATATCCGGATGAATGTACACTACTCCATCTAAGAAAAAGGTGGCGTTGCTGGGAACTATGTAAGCCTCAGGATAACAATTAAACTTTGCTAAGAAACTTAGTACTACTAATGTTGCTTCAAACATAGTACACCTCGGTTATTAGCCTATTGTATCTATTAGTTACTTTACCTTGTTTTTCAAATAATGAAACTTTTTTCTCTATAATAGGGTCAATAACCTTACGAATAAAGTCCGATAGTCAAAAACCTCCCCCGCAGATCCACTGACCTCGCGCTCGAGGGTCTTCGCGCCCGGATCTTGCCCCCGGGCCCCTGTGCCAGGGCACGAGGTGAAAAGGTTTTTATTGTTCCGGTGCAAGGACCTATAGAACTAGCGCGAGAACCAGGGATTTAGGACCGAGTCGAATAGAGTTCGAGCAAAAAGAGGAGAGAGACAGGGATGGGATATTAAAACTTGATATTAAATTACAGGGAGACAGGGAGATGTGTTGAGATGAGGAGATAATAAAGACCTGGATGATCGAAAAAATATGTGTACATGTTCGGACAAATGCGGTATAATCAACTTTGGTTTAATCAGAAAGGAGAACCAAGATGGAAACATACGTAATTAGCGGTTGGGACTTTAATCCTGAGCTTATTAGCAATGGTGCTGATGAGATGATGGACAGGATTAGCACGGCCATTGAGGCCTGTCGAGATAGTTCTGAGTGGTGGCGAGAAGTGGCAGAACTGGATCTTGGCACGCAGTCGACTGAGGCGGTAGATCAGTACGAGAAGGCCGTGATGTCGAAAGTTATAGAAACTATAAAATATCATTTCAAAATTTAACAGGGGAAATTATGGCAAAAGAAGTTTGTGAATATTGCGATAAACAAACTAAAAAGCGGTATACCTGTTTCGATGCGCATCACGCTGACGGGAGATGTAAGATGGTATGCTTGACATGTTTACGACGTCTTAGACGGTCGACTGAAAAATTAGGAAGGCAGATTGCAGCGTTTTTTAACGGGTATTAACAGGGGGACTTCGGTCCCCCTTTTTCTTTGTATTGAGCCTATTACTATATAGGAAAAAAATAAAAAAAAATATTTTTTCAAAGATCCTCTGCATTTTAATACAATAGCCTAATAACTTCCTTGTTTTTCATATATTTAGGAGCAAAAAAATTGTATTGGCTAAAATGTCTAATACAATAACCTTGTACTTTTTCGAATATTTGTGGTAAAATAATCCTTGATCCACGGTCCGTGGTCAATTAGAAAGGAGATTTTATGCTTGTATCAGAGCTCAAAGAACTGTTGTCTGATTATCCAGATCATCTGGAGGTTAGGATCGCAACTGATCGATATACTGGTCCGTTTCAGACTGGTGTGCGTGGTATTGTACTCAAGACTGAGTATGGTCCGGTGTTCTTGGTCGGTGATTATCACGCAAAGACGCTTACAATCGATCCATGGGAGGAGTTAGATGGTTAGGACTCTTGTATCTGTGGTCGTTTTCTGTGCTATTTGTGTGTTTCTGTTGTTTGTCCTGGCCAATTGGTTAATTGGTTGTGGAGAGCCGCAGTATCATGCAGATGGTACGTATCTAACAGGTGAGTGCATTGGTATACCGTACGAGCCGAAACAAGGGAGGTGGAGATGATTAGTTTTAATCCGTCTGAAGTCAAGACTTTGTTAGACAAACAACCTAAAACTACGAGTATGTTTGACTATAAGTTTAATCCAGAAGTCGAACCGAACTACAAGCTGCCGAAGCAGGCTAGGTTGATAGTCGACTTGATGCCACCAAAGGTGCCGATCAAGGAAGCTGACGTGATCAAGTTATTGCAAGCAGCCAA